GTTTCCGTTCCGCGTAGGTGCGCAAAGCGCGAGGGTGGTGTGGAATTGCCTATGTATACGGTTGCGATCTGCGCGAGCTGTTGCAAGGCCTGCACAGGACTCGAAGGTTCGCTAGATCGTTAGTGCCGCCTTTAGAAAGCGGAATGATGTGATCGACAGTGAGGTCGCTTGGCGTTCCGCACTGACTGCACCAGGGCTGCTGCTCTCTTAGCTTGCGAGAGAGCCTGCGCCAGCTGGCGCCATACCCACGCTCGGTCGCAGTGGGTCTATCCCTGGCATTACTATCTAAGCATTCAGCGCAGCGCGCTGCTTTGCCGACTTTGCCGCACTTGATACAGGGCCTGAGCACTTAGTCCTCATCGTCGTCATTAAATGACTCGAAGTCAAGAACTCGGTCCTTGTCGGCGTCAGATAGAGAGGTATATGCATCAAGCGACGAGCGCACCACTCGAGTGAGTAGGGTCTCGATCGCGTCAAAGCTGAGTTCTTGATCGACGCTTAACTCGGTACCAACGGCGCCGATGTGAACTGAGATCTGCAGTGTCATAGGCTGGCCTGTCTGAATACAAAGATGCCCGAGTATGAGAAGTCTACCACAGCAACCACCCCACGCGCAAGCGACACGGCCTTGTCATTCTCTCGGCGTGTCGAGCAGGAGCCCGAGTCGAGGCCACTCTGCTTTGTCCCAGCTGTGGCCTTTGCCCCTAAAGCAAGGGCAGTCCTCGGCCGCGCACCTGCAGCCGTGGTCTCTGCACAAGATGAGCCCCTGGTCTAGCTTGATGATCAGCTGGCTGGCACAGAACGGGCAGCGAAGCCCAGTGCGCAGAGGCTCTGGTCTGTTGCCTATGACGACCTCGATGTGCGAATGGTGTCCCTTTATCTCAGTCACGATCTCCTCGAACCACTCAGGTCGGTTGCTTTCTGGCCAGCTGTGAAGACGCGCTGCGCACCAAGCCAACGAACGAGCTGGGTTCCTGTTGGGTGTGGGCTCGTCTTGATCTGCGGCGCGCAGTGCGCCTTCCCACCTAAGTGTATCACGACCGAGCTTGATCTTTGTGTCCAACACGCCAACTCGCAACGGCATTCGAGGACCTGGGACGGTGCGCGCCCCACTCGGGCCCGATCTGCCTGGGAGCATCGCAGCCCCGAGGCGAGAGTACCACTCGACTAGGTCGAGGGTTAAGACAGCGATCTCAGCTAAAGGGTCAGACACCAGAGCTCCCAAAGCCAGAAGCACCGCGCTCTGTTTTGGGAAGCTGATCGACCTGCTGAATAGAGACGCCAATGGAGCGGTTCGGCATAAGTATGTACTGAACCAAGCGCATTCCGCGAGTGACGAGGACGGGTTGGTCGGTCATATTCCAGACGCCAGCAAAGAGAGGGCCTGTGTAGCCGCAGTCAATGACGCCCTGCGCGACCATAAGTCCGTGCTTGCGCAAGGTCGAACTGCGACCAGTCAACAAGCCCCAAGTGCCCTCTGGCAGCTTGACTGCCACACCCAGCGGCACATCAACGAAGGTCTGTGGCTCGATCGTCGTGTCTGCGTCCACGAACAGATCGAAGCCAGCGTCGTCATCGTAAGCCTTTGCAGGCCCTTGCGCGGTTTCAGACAGCGCGGTCCACAGCAGGTCACTCATTCCAGTCCCCCTCGAACTCCTTCATCGAAGCGACGACTGGCACTTCAAGCTCTGCCAGTGCGACGCTGTTCTGCCCGATGTCGCCGAGCACGACGACTGGGATATTATGGTCAACAGCGTGCTGAATCTCGAGCACGGTGCCAACAGTCAAGACGCCACGCACCAGCACGGCGATGACGATGTCGGCCCTGGACAAGAGTGCCAGGTTCGCGTCGTGCACGGTGCCGTCTGGCACTAAGTCGGTCGGAGCAGTCCACGCAGCCGACGGGTCATAGACCCAGGCTTTGTCTTTGTACGACTCTTTCACTTCGGCCTTTAAGCGCCCGATCTCGGTGCCCTTGGCAAAGTCGATCGGTGCTGCTAGATAAACGATCATTTGAAGTCCCCCCAGTGTCCGAAGGCGCGAGAGAACTGCGCCATCTTGGTGTAAACAGCGATATCGTGCCAGGTGTCGTCGCTTGGTGATCTGCCGTCGGCATACGCGCCGATCAGACGGGCGACTTTGCCCAGCAAGTAGAAAGCGATGCCGAGCTCCTCGTTTGTGACCTTGGTTGGCTTGCCGATCATCTGCGACATAGCGAAGCCGATGATCTTCAAGTCAGCGCTGCCGTACTCGATCGCCTTCGGCAAGACGTCGCCGAGTTCGTCATTCGCGGTCTGTGTCCACCAACCGACTAGGTCGTCAGTGCTGGTCTCCCACTTTGGGTTGTCCTCGCCCGAAAGGAGCCTGGCCAGGTTGCGCCAGTCGTTCGGGTTGTCCTTTGGGTTCTCTTCCATTACAGCCACGCCATCGTCGTCGGGCTGGTGCCAAGCAAGCCGACAGAAGCGCCGATCTGCGCCTCGATCTCTTGAATGCAGGCCTTCTGCACGTCGTCAAGTTCGACCTCGCTCTTGCCGTGCAGCTCTGGAAAAAGGTAGTCGAACATAGTTAGCGCCACCTTGACGGTTGGAGCGCCGCCGTTCGCAACGATCGCCTGACGCACTAGGCCTGGGTCGAACTGACCGACTCGGCGAATCTTCTTAGTCACTGTCGTGCGCTCTGGCTCTATGCCAAGCGCGTCCCAGCTGGTCTCACCGTCGAGTGGCCCAGAGTTGCCAGACACGCGAATCGGGTAGGTGCGAGCCGTGACCCAGACGGTGAAGAGATCGACGGCTTTGTCCCAGGGGCTGATGCCAGCCTGTCCCAGAAAGTCGATCGCTCTGCAGTCTTGTGAGGTGCAAAACGGGTAATAACCTGCGTGCAGGCCTAGGCCGTAGCCCTGCGTGCCCTCGATCAAGGCGGTGCCGCCTCGAGCCAGGTGCTCGCGAATCAGGCGAGAGGTGTCAACGCCGCCGCCATAAAGGTCTGCCTTGCGCATTAAGCGGTCGGCACGAGCTGCACCAATGCCCTTGCTTGTGCTGCCGACTCGCTCGGTCATACCGCCGTCGGCTTCGATGTCGTGGTGGCGAGGCTCCAAAATGGTAGCCTGGTCGTCGATGAGCAGACGAGCGGTGGCTTGATAGCCAGCCCTGTCCAGCTGCTCGAGTTCGTCATTCAGCACCTGCATATCGATCTCCGAGCCTGCTGCGATGATCAGGTCAGACTCTGGCGCTGTTACTGCGTTGACTGGCACGGTGCGCAGTCGCCAAGCGAAGTCTGCCTCGCCGTCTGGTCCTTTGCCGTGTACTGTGTGACCAGCGTTTGAGCCTGCCACTCTGATGCCCATAAACGGCACCTGGCTGGTCGCAGATAGATGACCCGCGACTGCTCCTTTGCCTTCACTTCCGAACTGACCGCCTACTACGGCGATGAGGTGTCCTGCCATTTCGTCCCCCCTTAAAAGGTTACTTCGTTGGTTGTTGTTGTAGCCCAGTAGCTCGGGAACACGGTTGCCGACTGGACTGACCAGCACTCGTGACGAGCCAAGATGAACTCGTATGGTCTTGCGATATTGCGCATCGATCTCTTTTCGAGGTAGAAGCTCGGGAACCAGCGAACGAGACCGAAAGTATAGCGCCTCTTGAGGAAGCAGTCAACCTCGACACGCAAGTCGATCGGTGTGACGTCGGCTTCTAGCTTGAAGCCGCAATACTGGAACAGCCAGATCGCAGACCTGCACCGCCTGCACTCAGCCTCGACCGCCTTCTTATCAAGCACTCTCTTTCTCCTTTCCAGGGTCTAGCTCCGAGTAACTGACCGACCGTCCCCCCTTATAGGGGGGGACGAAGTCGGTCAATATGCTCTCCGCGTGTGCCGATACCTGACCGACCCCGAGGCGGTGAATATCGGTCAAATCGGTGAATCTGTTTTTACTCATCGAGCAGCCCTTCGAAGCTTTGCAGCATACCGACGGCGAAGGGCTTGCGGTGCTTGAAATAGCGCCCGTTGCCCTGGACACGCAGCTCTAAGAAGCCTCGGCCCTCGAGCCCAGCCAGTGCCTGCTTGATCTGGTCGGAACCCCCATCGACGACTTGAATGATCTGGTTGGTGCTCATCTCCTGCCCGTGTCCTGCCATAAACTCGGAGACACGCTGCATCAGGCGGTCACGTGGCGAGGACGCAGCTGAGCCGCCCGAGATGCCTATTTCGATCTTGTCGCCCTGTGAGACCAGATCGGCGGTGCCGATGTAGCTGGCCTCGAGTGCGATGCCACGGACGAAGCCTGGGCGATCTTTCGTCACTTTCAGGCGCAGCTTACCGTTGGAGCCTCGGCCGAAGGGCATCTCGACATCGACCGAGATCGCGACCCCATCGATATCGGCGCGCTTGGCCTGGGCTCCGATAGCGTAGTTGCCTCGCGTGTCCTTGCTCTTTGTCACGTGGTCGATCGTCAAGACCGCCGCACCCCACAAGCGCAGGGGTCGAAGCACGACCTGGCTGAACTGTGTGGCGTCTTTGTTCTTTTCGAGGTCCAAGCCTAGCAGGTTCATCGCTGCATTGACCCCGTCCATCACCAGCAAGGTCGGGCGGCCGTCTCTGATCGCTGGAAGAAGTGCCTGCTGAGCTTCGGCGTCGTATGGGCCGTCTGGGTTGGCGTAGTGGAACTGCTCGAAGTGGTGTTCCTGGACGCCGAGCGCCTTCAAGCGGTTGCGAATGCCACGACCTGAATCCTCGAAGTCCACGTAGAAAACGGTGTGCCCCTTGACGAGCTCCTGGCGCACGGCTTCAAGCGCCACCCAAGTCTTTCCAGACTCTGACTCGCCGAATATGGCGTTGATCTTTCCAGCGTAGAGCAGCGCCTTGCCGTCGGTGCGAAACAGGACGCACGGTTCGGGCTCTGAGTCCTCTGCTGCCCAGTCGAGCTTCTTTGGGTGCCAGCTGGTGGTCGGCTCTGTCGCCTCTGGCGCCTGGAAGTCTGGCGCTGGCGATTCGAGCATCTGCGAGACATCGACCAGCTGTAGGCTCGGGCTTGAAGTGCCGAAGCCGAGATCGCGCAGGGCTCCAGCCGCTGCCTTGAAGTCGCCGCCGTGGTTGACCAGCGTATAAACCGCGAACTTGCTATAGGCGCGCTCAGACTCGAACTGCGTGCTGGTGCTAAAGACATAGAAGAAGTCCTGGCCGTCGAAGCCAGTCGTGGCCGAGATGCCGTCGTTCTTGCCTGGCCTGCGCCACGCGGTGGTTGACCCCTTGGTGTAAACCTTTGACCAGCCCAGGGGCAGCAGCAGCTCGTCCCAGCTGGTCTTGTCGCCGAAGTCGTCTCCTGGCAGCAGGCCATCGGTCGGCTTGACCGCCACCTCTGATGCCACCACCGAGGCCTTGGGTAGCTGGTCGAAATACCTGAAGAGGCTGTGCAGCGAGTCGCGCTCGTCCTGCGTCAGAGTCGGAATCGTCTCGATCGAGCCCGAGATCAGCTGCCACGCACGTCCTGAGGGGTGGCAAGCGCCGCCCGTCGGTGCGACCACGACATAACCGCCCTCGCCGCGAGTTTCGACCAGGACATCGACGCCGTCGTTATCGCCTGGTCGCCTGGCCAGCTTCGTGTTGCCTGGCACCTGCCCCTGTATGCGATAAAGCCAGTGCAAGCCGCCGCTTGGCGTGATCTCACAATAGCCCGAGTTAATCCGCTCCCAGAGGTCGCCGAGCCCGATCTGCTGCGCCATATCGCGTGCCTGGGTGTGCAGCCCCGTAGCCACGGCCCGTCCTTCCAGCTCTAGCATCTCGAGGTTGCCGCTTATGTGTCCAGTGATCAGCCCGACCCCTTGCGAGGTCTCGAACCACTTGCGCAGGTTCTCCTCTGTCGGCATCTCGCTCTGGTAGCGCTTCCAGCTGTCTAGCGCTGGCCTCTTGCTGCCGTCGCTGGCCACTGGCACGACCGAGCAGCCAGCTGCCGCGAAGCGTAGCGCCGCCGCAAAGATATCGATGGTCATTTGCCGCCCCAGCCTTCGCCTTTAAAGACCAGGCCTGGCACTGAATAGACGCGCTGCATCGGCAGGTCGCACTCCTCGCAGATCTTAAAAGCCTGCTCTGAGAATGCGAAGGTCGAGGCGCCCGTGGCTCCACAAGTGTCGCACTTGAACTCATAAGATGGCAAAGAAACCCCCCTTTCACTTGCTCTTGTACCGAGCTGGGAATCGAACCCAGAAGCCAGCTTCCCCGTCTGACTCGTCCAACCTCGGCGACCCCCCTAGGCTCGGAAGGTGTAGCCTAGAAACCTAGCTGGCGACGATCTTGCCGCCAAGCTGCGCGAGTAGCGCTGCGACTTCTGGTGGCACTGCGCCGTCGGCCACGACCGACTTTGCTGCTGGGGCTTGTGGCCCCTTGGCAAGTGCGGCTTTGGCTCGCTCGACATCAGCGGCGTCCGTTGTTGCGTCAATGAGAATCCAGGGCGCAGTCTTTCCAGGCTTCGCGATACCTTGTGAGATGCGAGCCAGGACTTTCTGGCCGATCTTTGGTCGCAAGGCGTTACGAAGCGCGATATTGAAAAAGAGCACGTCGTTGTGTGACTCGCCGCTGTCCAGATCGATCAGATCGACCGAGACTGCGTCAGCGTCGCCGTTCACTGTCTGGATTCCCTCGCGGTAGTCCTTCGGTGAGATGATGAGGAGGTGCCCCTGCAGATCTGCAGGACGCGGCCCTTGTTCGTTTGTTGCTGGAGATGAGAACTCCATTTCGACCCCTTTGCTAGTTGGTTGGTGGGTGGGTATTGGCAGTCGGCCCGAGGCTCTCCGTCAATGCTTTGTTGATGTCGCTGATCGTCGGCGCTGGCCTCTGGCAGCTGCACCCGTCGCGACACGGCTCGCAAGTCACGCGGTGTCCCCTGGACAGCCGACGCTTGCGTCTTGTGAGAAAGGTTTAAAATAGGGGCACCAGTTGCAAAGGCGATCAGCCTTGGCAGGTATCTGGGCCCACATCGAAGGCGAGCGCTCGACGTCCACGGCTGCCAGGAGCGCGTGCACGTTGTCCACTCGCTCGAGCGCTTTGAGTGCGACGCTCTCATCGTAGTCGTGCATAACCAGGTGCATATCGGCAAGCGAGCCGCCAGTAGGCAAGAAAGCGAGAGCGACCTTGTTCACGGCTGCTCCTTGCTTGGCCTTGCCGTAGCCGTAGAGCTGGACCTGAACGATCTGCTGCTGAGTTGCGCCTTCGCGCTTGTACTTCTCGAGCGAGGTGCCGCCAGTCGTTTTCCAGTCCAGGACTATGCCGCGCGATGTGTCGTAAAGATCAACGGTGCCGCCCAGTCCTGCTCGGATAGTGACTCGCTGCTCGACTTCAAAGCCCTCGATCTTGCCAAAGACCTCGGCGAGGTAGGCGTGTATTGCCGTCCCCACCTGAGCGCTCCAAGAGCCGCCGCTGGTCTCGTTCGGCTTGTCCCAGTCGAGCAGCTTGTAAGCCATTCGACGGGTGCATTCGTGCCCCATCTCGCTCGGGCCAATGCTGATCTGGCGCGACCGAGGCGAGTAGATGCCTGCGTCTGAGATGATCTTCTGGAGATCTTGCGCGTACTGAGTCACTGGCGCATAGAGCGTCGCGAACTCGGTCACTCGTCGTCCTCGTCGTCGTCCTCGTAGGGCACCGAAGGAATCGGGCCCCAGTCTGGGAGAATCGGTTCGACGAAGCTCACTCCTCTGTCACCAGAGTGAAGCGCCTGCTGATCGACTCTTTCGACAAGAAGCCGAAAATCACTGGGTCCAGGACTTTCTTGGCCTCTTGCACGTCGAACCGCTTGCTCGTCACTCGTGTCCAGCGCACGACTGGTCGGCCCTGGAAGGTGCCCACCTCGTCATCGCCCAGGGCTTGCTCGATGTGCGTTCTGGCGTCAGCCGCGCGCTCCTCGAGCTCCTTGATCTCGCCCTGTAGCTTCTTGTAAAGATCGAGCCAAGCGATCACGCTGATCTCGAGCTCCTTCTT